TTCTTTCGTGGTTGTCTTTTCCTCGTAGTAGACTTTGAAGATTCCGACTTTTTGGAGGAGGGCGGTTTTGAAGGTTTCGTGTAAAACAGAAAATCCACTATTTTGCGCATTAAATACCCAATTACAATAGTGAGTTGCTTGTTCTGCGGTTTTTTCTCCATTTGCATTCTTTGCCTCAAATTTAACTACATTATCACTTGCTGTAAAAATCCTCATCAAATGAGGTAAAGCACCATCAACTACCTCTGCTACCTCGCCAGTAACAATACTGCTTCTACCTTCAATCTCCGTTCCATAAGGTTTGCGGAGATAGGCTTCCAACGCTTTGCGCCTCTGCGTTGTCGTTTCGCTCTCGATGTAGCCGATGGCCGCGTTTATTTCTTGCTCGAGAATAACCTTGAGTTTGTGATCGTCCATTAATCTTTTCTTCCAACGTAATTATTCGTGCTTCAAGTTCTTTGAGTTTCTGCTGCGGATCAATTCCTTGTTTATATAAAATCATACAACCCACCGTGTGTCTTGTTGAGGTAAACTACTCCATCTCTCATTAGACATCATATCCACAGCCATAGCAAGGTAGCGCAACGAATCACTAGCATGGCTATGCTCATCGTGCAAAGGATTTGAAGGCTCACCAGCACTATTTATGGCTCTACGATACCTTTTTAAATGATTTAGTAACGGCTGGGTACTATTTTTATCAAACCATATTCTAGGAAAAGTCATTCTAGTCTTAATAATGCCTTGTTCAACATCTCCTCTGCCCAAAATATAAGTAGAGCGACCCATACTATGCAACATTTCTTCCGTGCTTTTACCGTACTTAAAATCCTTATGAGCGGCATCATGAGGAAGATAATCTGTACCCCAATGCCAATCTCTTGATTCAATCTCTTTAACGTAACTCTCTAAGGTTCTATGCGAATCCTCAATAAAATCAATAATTCTAATTTCTGAAGCTGCTACCTGACAAAAGATAATTGCCATTGCATCATTCCACCCAAGATCCCAAACAGTATGAACTAATAGCTGCGGGTCGTATGGGATATTGCGAACTCTACCCTCACTCATCACATCTTGAATTTCTTGCGTATAAATTGCGCCCTGGATAGCCGGTCTACACTTTCCTTCCCATACCGTTTTATATCCAACAGGATCTCGACTTTGCCACTGTAACCTTTCTTTTTCTAACTCTTCTGGGAAAAAAGGATTGTCATTATAATTCATTTCTACCACCCAGCAATCATCTGGAGGATCGACTACAAACCTAGTAAATGTTTCGTCTGTTTCTAGCTCTGGATTAAATGTTACCCAAACTTCCGATTTTTCTTTTCTAATAGTTGGAATTAAAATATCCCAAGATCTACGAGTAACAACTTGAGCCTCTTCCACCCAGCAAATGTCAGTTCCTTCGTATGATTTTAAATTAGCTACTCCCTGCTGCCTAATCCCAATGAAAGTTATTTCTGAACCATTTTTTCCTAAAATCTTCTGCTCTTGAACATCAAAACTATAACTTAATTTCATTAAATTAATTTGATCTTTCAATAATCTATGCACCGATTCTTGAATTGACTTTTGTGTTTCGCGCGCGCATAAAACTCTTGTTCGTTCCTTATAGCAACGCAGTATAATAGCCCTAGCCACTGACCAAGATTTACCACTGCCGCGACCTCCGTGTAAAACTTTTATTCGTTTTGGTTTAAATAGTGGTAATAACTTTTTGGGAATTTGAACCTCAGATGCCAACAACTTTAATGCTCACCGGTTGCCCCTCTAAACCACTAATCTCATTTATATTAGTTTCTTTCCAACCTGCTCTTGTCTTTAACCAAAAGATAGCAGCTGCGGTATTACCTTGTTTTGCTTGATCAAATAAACCTTTGGCTACTTGAGCATTCGCATCTATTCTTCCATCAGCTAATTCTTTTTTATAATATTTTACTAAAGTATCTGCTGATATTTCTAATTTACTTGCTATATCCTCATGCGTAATACCAACTGCTGCCAATGTTCTAACCATTGTCTGCTTTTCTGGTGTAACTTGATGAGGTGGTCTGCCTACGCTTACACTTGTCATCTTTTATAACTCCGATTTATTATTATAAATTTCTCTACTTTGTTTTTTATATCATTTACAGAACATTAAGGGGGGTATTAACACCAGTTAAGCTACCTATTAACACCAATCTGGTTGTTCTGGAATTTTAAATGGAACTACCTTGTCATTACTCATATTAATTTCCCTTGCTAATCCCATCTTAACATCTCCCATGCAATTCTAACCACCTCTGGAACTTGTCCATTTCCAATTCCCTTAAGTCTGTCCACCCTAAAGGCCATCCCATTAACCACTCGACCCACGTTGGGTTCAGCTGACCACCAGTTTTTTGTTGGTTGTCCGTGTGTTGTACTGCTACATCCAACGTGTCCCAACTTACTTTGCCTCTCCGAATTCTGCCCCCCTGATACCCCCCTTTGTGATCTCTGCTCGATGGTGTTGGCCACATCTTCACAGAATCCCTGACTGCCTGATTGAGTGTGTATTGAGCCGGTTGGCCTGACGGCCTTGTCTTTGTCCAAACTTCCTGAGTTCCCCTTGCGCCAATGTTCGCATCTGGTGTCGGCCATAGTTTCTTCGGGCGTTGTTGTTTGCCTTCTATCAATTCCGCTAACCCTCTGCCGTACCCTTCCGTAGTTCTGCCCGGTTCGTTTGCTCTGGGTGTCGGCCACATTGTTACAGCTTGTTCCAATTTCCTCTCGTAGCCCATTTTTTTTATTCTTTTCAGACAGGTTTCCTGTTTGTCGTTCATTGCACTTGATGCTCTCGGTGTCGGCCACATTTTCATATTGCTGACCTGATCTCTTAAATTCGCGGGTTTTGATCTCCCCTGCCTTGCGATGGTTGCTTCTCTCAATAATGCTTCTTTTGATTTCGGGGGCAAACTGTCCATCGTTGTCGGTGTTGCCCACGTTTCTTGCGACAATCCAAATTCTATCCCTTTTATGATTTGCTCCGACTTCGCCTGCTGAAATACATCCCCACTTTGCATCAAACCCCATTTTGGCAAGGTCACAGAGTACTGTGTCGAGTCCTCTAGTAACGAGCATTGGACTGTTTTCAATAAATGCAAATCTAGGTCGTACTTCGCCAATAATCCTTGCCATTTCTGACCAAAGTCCTGATTCTTTTCCTTTGATTCCAGCACCTTTTCCGGCAACTGAGATGTCTGTACATGGAAACCCTCCAGAAACCACATCAACAATTCCTCTCCATCGTGTTCCGTCAAAGGTGCAAACGTCATCCCAGATTGGGAAAGGCGAGAGAAAGCCTTCATTTTGTCTTTGGGCAAGTGCAGCGATGCAGTAGTGGTCTTGTTCAACTGCACAGACTGTTCTCCATCCAAGCAGTTTTCCCCCCAGAATTCCTCCACCAACGCCTGAGAATAATGCCAACTCATTCAACAATAACCCTCACATTTGCTTTTATTAATTATTATAAATTTCTCTACTTTGTTTTTTATATCCAACAGGTAAGTTTAAATCTTTTCTAACTTGTAGCGTATATTTATAACCAACTAAATTATCTATATTTAGTTTTTTACAAATTTCATGTAAAGGATAATTTTTCATTTTTTCAAATCTATATACTGCAAACTGCTTTAATTCTTCTGGCATCAAAGATAATTGTTTTTGATAAATGTTTGAAAAACTTAGTTTTTTTAAAATTTTCATTTTTTTTAAGTTTTCAAGTCCGTCATGTCCTTCACTTTTTTTTATTGACGGAGTTGACGGAGTTGATTTCTAACATATTTTATTGCTATTAAGTTTTTTTTCCAAAATCTTTAATTTTTCATACGAAATTTTTAAACTTTTGTTTAAATAAGTGTTTGTTTTATAAGGTGTTATTTTTTCATATAATTTTTGATCTTGTCGATGAAAACGCGAAAGATAAGTATTTCTATAATTTTTTCTTCTTTCTTTTAAAAATGCTTGTTCTAACTCTGCTTCTTTTTTATTGGAGTTATAACCTAACCTCCACTTACAGTCATTATTTTTTATCAATTCGAGTTTTTGCCACTCTTCTGCTGTCAATTTATTTCCACGCTCTTTTCACTTTCCAAACAATATGCCCCGGGTACTTTGCCTGTGCTTGACATTGCTCTGACAAAAACTTGTCCTCTAAATAATTTAAACTTTTAGAGGTTGACTTACCATATCTAAAATAATCAAAATCATTCTTAACATCATCAAGTTGTTGCCAAAATTCTGTTTTCATTTAACAATCTCGTTTTTTTTTACGCAAACTGTTTTATAAATAATTTTTTATTGCAAGTTGGTTGATCTGTTCTTCTTTGAGGATTTATAGTAAAACTGTTTTTCCCAAACAAATCATCAAATTTTAAAGTTTTATAATATTTCCATTGTTTGCCTTTAGTAATGTTCAATAATTCCCAACCAGATGCCTTTAATGAAGTTCCAAGTTCATTTTCTAAAATATATGTTTGAATTTGTTGGTAACCCATTTCTTTTGATATTCGAGCTGAAGCACTATACAAAAACGAACAAACATTTTTAGCCCCATTTGTGCATAATCTAGTGACTTCAACAATTTTTTTATTATCTACATTTCTTGCAACTGGTCTACCAACAATACACACTCCTACAAGCTGTCCATCTTGTTCTGCTCCAATAGAAAACTTATGTCCCACTACTGGTTTATGATGCCTATGGTATTTTTCCACAAACTCATTTGCTTCATTTAAAGTTATTGGTGTAATTAACAATCCCATTTTCTTAATGCCTTGTTAATTCTGCTGTTTGGATCATTTGCTGTTTTTTTTGAAGTTAGCTTTTTCTTCATTCCCCCCATTCTAGCACAGAAGGACCGGCGCCTAGCTGCTGCCTTTGGACTTTTCTTAGCTTGTTTTGCTGATACTGGCGGTTTTAAATTTGAACCAGTTTTCCTGTTAATTGCTTTTCTACCGGCAGTATTCAATCCGCCTTTTGGGTTTTGATGTTTTTTTAGCACCATTAAGTAAACCTCCGAACCTTTTTAGCAATCTTTTTAGGTTGAGCTACAAACTGTTTACCTGCTTTATTTCCTTTTGCTTTGGCTCTATTTGTTGCTGCCTTTTCAGATTTAGTTAAAGATTTCCATGCTGCATCTGGCAAATATCTTTTTTTGCCTTTACTTGGTTTTCCATCAGAGGTTCGCCATTTTTGAGCAGTCCATTTTTTTAAACTTTTC